GAAAATCGAAGTCCAGAAAAACAATGGCGTGAACGAAGTGATTGAGTACGGACATAGAACCAAGGTCGTGCACATGCGCCTGGACGTGGGTATGGTATTTTTGCCCACCATGGATTCAGGACTTGACCTCAAAAACTACCTGTTTCGAGCCGTCACGTATATCGGTAGCATGAGTTCCGTAAAGGGCTCGTGCTTTCGGTACAACAAAGGCGTGCCAGGTTGGGTGGGTGTCGAAGCTGATGCTGGTACCCACAACATTCAGGTTGACGGAGTGAAACGCTACGTCCCTGGCCTCAATGGGTCATTTTCGGAGGGTTCGCCCTTCTTCGGTCTTTGCGGAGCCCCACTCGTGATTCAGTACGAAACTGCGAAACATAATGTCGCAGGAATAGTGACGGCCATGAGTGAGGACAAAGCTATCATCGTCTGGGAGACCTTCACGAAGCGTGACGTAGACGAGGCGATGAGAAAGTTGCCTCAAAAACGTTACGTAGCTGCATCGCGGTTGCTTCCTAGCGAGTCATTTGACTTGGCAAACGAGGTGATTGAGGAGGAGAGCAAGTCTTTTCTCCATTCGCATTGGTTGACTGACAAGGAACGTGGAAACGTTAGGTTTTTGGGATATCTCCCGAATGCACCTACACGTAAGCCTAGGACCTCTGTCGTCTTCTATCCGCGCGCAGATGAAGTGAGGGAAGCTTTAAAGCCTTTAGGTTATGAGCACAATCTTGTTCCTCCCAGATTTGATCGCACTGGTTCTGGAGACTCGTTTGTTTCCCCCCAGAAAAACGCTCTGCTGGAGTTGGCCCAACAGGTCAGCGGCATCAACCCGGACGATCTGCAAGCAGCAGTCGACGACCTAACTGATAAATTCGTCAGTATAAAAAATGAATCAGGACAGCCAGCATTTGGCGGCATTTGTGTGCTGGACGCGTACACTTCTATTAATGGAGATGTTCGCAACAGCCTCATATCATCCCTGCCTAAAAGTACGAGTGCAGGCTGGCCGTTCAAGGGGAAGAAGTACCATCATTTGGTCTCGGACCCAACGGAGCAGGCCCCTGAGGGCTTTTCTCCTAATCCCGAGCTAATGGCTCGAATCAAATCCATGATCCAGTGCTACGCGAGTGGCAAACGCTGGGGAGTGGTATACAAGACGTGTCTTAAAGACGAGGCACGCGATGCGGCG